ATATCGAGGCGACGCATGTCATCACCCGCCACTCGCTCGCGGTGGTCGAGGACGTGATGACGCGCGCGCTCAGCGACCCGACGGTCGAGCGGCAGAAGCTCGCCCTGGAGCTGGCGCAGCTCACCGAGAAGAAGGGCGGAGGCATCCTGATGCAGCAGAACACCATCGCGGCCGGCGCGCTCGCGGCGACCGGCAGCGGCGCGCTCGAACAGCTGCACCAGGCGGTCGGCGACCTGCTGTACTCACCGTCCCGGCGACGCGCCAGTGCGCCAGCGGTGATCGACGTCGAGGCGCAGATCGGCGAGCCGCCCACCGAGGACCGTCCCAGGACCGACCCGCGGGAGCCGCCCTGGCCGCTGCCCACCCCTGACGAGGAACCGGAGGAACCGGATGACGACGACGAGAATGGCGGTGGTGACTTTGGCCCCCCGCGCTGAGTCGTCCACCCTCTGCTATGTGAGCGCCAAGGACTACGAGCGCTACTGGGTGACGACTGCCACGCTCAACGGGGTGAACCAGACGCGGCGCCGCCCGAAACCCGTGCAGCTGGAGCTGCCCTTCGGTGATCCCCACGAGCCGCCATGTATCACCCCGACCTCATAGCCGAGGACGCCGATCTCGTCCGGCGCACCTTCCCGACGGTGTTCACCGGCGCCGCCCTCCCCGACTACTCGGTCGAGGACGCCGCCGTGCTCACCGCCAGCGCCATGCAGGCGGTCGCCGAGGATGGCAGCTTCACCCGCGCGCTCAGCCAGGAGGAGAGCGACTTCATCAGCCTCGCCCGCGTGCGCGTCACCTTCGACTTCCCGTGGTTCGCTGAGCGCTTCTGCTGGATTGACGAGGAGGGGCATGGCCTGCGGCGGTTGTCGCCCTTCTGGGAGTCGCAGCAGCTGGTGCTGCAGCAGCTCGCGCACCTGGAGAAGGAGAACGTCGAGCAGGGCAGCCCCGACGGCTTGCTGCTGAACATCCTCAAGGCGCGGCAGCTCGGCGTGAGCACTCTCTCGGAAGCGCTCGTCGCCCATCGCCTGGTCACCCGCGCCCACATCCGCGCGCTCGCGGGAGCGGACGTCGAGGAGCAGGCCGGCTACTTGTTCCGCATGGTCGTCCGCATCTACGACCAGCTCCCCTGGTTCCTCAAGCCGGGGAAGGTCTACTTCAACAAGAACCGCGAGCTGTCGCTGGCGAACCAGTGCTACCTCAAGACCGCCTGGGGCAAGTCCACCCGCGGGGCGCTCCAGTCGACCACCGGCCTCGAAGGCAGCAAGGGCAGCATCGGCCGCGGCCAGACCTACAGCGTGGTGCACATCAGCGAACTCCCCACCTGGGAGAACCCCGAGCAGCTCGACACGGCGCTCCTCCCCGCCATCCCCTACGCGCCCGACACCCTGGTCCTCTACGAGGCGACCGCGGAGTTTGCCGGCGACTGGTGGCACAAGCACTGGCTGGCCTCGGGCGAAGGCGTCGGCCGCTTCCGCAACGTCTTCATCCCGTGGTCGGCCGAGCCGAAGAAGTACTCGCTCCCCGCCCCGGTCGGCTGGGCGCCGGCGCCGCAAACGCTCAAGCACGCCGAGAAGTGCGAGCGCGACTCGCCCAAGTGGTTCAACGGCCAGACCCGGCGCCTCACCCGCGATCAGCTCTACTGGTACGAGAAGACGCGCCGCTTCTACGAGAGCAAGGGGCAGCTCTATAAGTTCCTCAAGGAGTATCCGGCTGACGACCAGGAGTGCTTCCAGTACGCCGGAAGGTCGATCTTCACGCTGGAGCAGCTGGAGCAGATCGACCTGGCGGGGAGTCAGCAGAAGCTCAAGGACGTGTGGGCGGTGGAGCCGGCGTACGAGGTCGCGGAGCTGCGGCGCACGGGGAAGGCGGAGCCGGAGGACGACGGCACGGCAGACCGTGCCAGCGGCGCTGACGCGCCGACCCTGCCGCCGCTCGCCTCGCCCGATCTGCAGCCCCGCCGCGTCGTCCCACCCGTGGCGCCGCATGTCAGTCGGTTTGGGAACGCCCTTCAGCACGAGGACAACCCCGTGCCGCCGGGGTATGGCTTCCGCCGCCTCTCGCCCGAGCAGCTCGCGCAGATGCCGAACCTCCGCCAGTCGGTGCTGTCGATCTGGGAGTACCCGCGCCTGCGCGGCCCGCGCCGCTACATCCTCGCGGTCGATGTCAGCGACGGCCTCGGCCAGGACTACTCGATCGTCGATGTGATCCGCCAGCCGACCATCGAGGAGCCGGCCGAGCAGGTCGCGCAGTACTGCACCAACAAGCTCGATCCGAAAGCGCTCGCCTTCGTCTGTGACGCCATCGGCCGCTACTACGCCGACGCGGATGGGATCGAAGCGCTCGCCGCGATCGAGACCAACAACCACGGCCTGGCGACGCAGGACACGCTGCAGCTGCATCTCGGCTACGGCCACTTCTATGTCTGGGAGTACGCCGACGCGGCGTCGCCCGAGCGCCGCTACAGCACCCGCATTGGCTGGCTGACCTCGCCGCGCACCCGCCCACTGTTGTTAGCGAGCTACTACGGCGCCATCACCACCTTCGACCCGATCACCCATCAGCCCGACTTCGTCCTCAACAGCCCGATCACCCGCGGCGAGCTGCGCCACTTCATCACCCAGTCGACCATCGGCGAAGCGGAGGCGGCGCGCGGCCAGCACGACGACGCGGTCATGGCTTCCGCGATCGGCTTCTACGTCGCCTGGCGGATGTCGGGCGGCGAGATCGAACCGGTGGCCGAGCGCCGCCGCCGGAAGACCGCGCGCGAGTCGCTCGCCAAAGCGCGCGGCGAGGAACCGGCCGAGTATCGCAACACCGCCTGCACCCGTGAGGAAGCCGACGACCTGGAGGACAGCCGAGATGACAGCCGCGACGAAACCATCTACGACCTCAGCTCCGACGAAAACCCCGGCCTCTACTTCGAGGACCGCAACCGCGCATGACTTCGCGATGCGCCTGATGGCGCTCGCCGCCGAGATCGAGAAGGGCGCGTCGTCCCCACCCGCGCCGGCGGGCGGGCTGATGCTCGACGCCCAGACCTGCCGGCAGCTCGATGACATCCTCGGCCTGGGCGCCACGCTCTCGGCGACGCACCTGGTGAAGGCGGTCGACCGCCTCGGCTCGATGCGGATCGGCGACATCCGCATCCCCTTCACGCCCGGCCAGCTCTCGGAGCTGCAGCACCGCGCGCAGAAGCGCGGCCGCACGGTGGAAGCGGAGATGCGTGCGGCGGTGGCGCGGATCGAGGAGGAGATCTTCTACAAGGGCGGCGGCTGATGCGAACCGCGCTGCTGACGCTGCTGCTGCTCGTCCTGCTGCCCGGCTGCGCGCACCGCCAGTTCACCCTGCGCGCCTTCCCGAAGTGCAACGACGGCCTGCCGATCAAGGTGCTGGTCGATCCGGCCTGTCCACCCGACGGCATCTGCGGCTACAGCTGCCTGCCCGATCGCTGGAAGGAGCCGCACTGATGTCGTCGGCAGTGCTGGTCGGGGCGACGGTGGCGATTGCGGTGGCGATCGTGCTGCTCTACGTCGGCGCGCTGTGGGCGGTGAAGCAGAAGAACAAGAACACGAGGGATCACTGATGGCGCTACTCAGGCTTGACGGGGATCGGGTAGCCGCGTTCGTCATACACGCGCGTGTCGGCCTTGTAGGGCTGGCCGAGCGTCGAGAGCACACCACGCCACTCCTTCTCGAAGTGGCAGCGCATCGAGCAGACGCCGTTCGTCCACGTCGTGCCGCTGTTGACGGTGGTCTCGTATTCGGTGCCGCAGATGCAGCACTTCAGCCACTGGGGCGAGAAGAGGGGCATATGTCACCCCTCGTGGCTGAGGAGTTGGTCCTCGTGGAAGACGTGGCAGTGCCCGCAGTAGCGCTCGTTGATGTCCTTCGGATGGAAGGATGTCTGTCCGCAGGTATGGCAGCGGATGCCGACGACGAGGATCGTCGGGACGGGATCGAGTCCCGCATGTCGCGACCGCTCCTCGACAACGACGAGGTCGTAGCCAGTGCCGTGCTTCAGCACACCCAGCTGCGGTGTCGAGTCGCCTGGACCACCCGGCGGGACGTACCCGCTGGCGCCGTAGTAGTGGCGCATGAACCGCTCGTTCGGCATAGCGGAGAGTCTATCTGATGGATCGCGCTGAGCAGAAACGGCAGTACAACCGAGCGCGTCGGCGTGCGTTCACGCCCGAGCAGAAGGCGGCGGCGCTCGCCCACCAGAAGCTCTATCTCCAGCACCGCCGCGACACCGACGCCGAGTATCTCGCGAAGACCCGCGCGACCACCCGCGTGCAGTACGCGAAGCACCGCGCCAAGCGGATCACGGCGATGCAGGAGAAGCACTGGCGTACGCGTGTGCAGTGCCTGCAGGCGTATGGCGGCGCTGACCCCTTCTGCGGCTGCTGCGGCGAGTCCACCCTGGAGTTCCTGACACTCGATCACATCGACGATCGGAAGAACGACGGCGGCGTGCGCGTCGGCGGGGACCGCGTCGGGCAGGTGCTCTATGCGTGGCTGATCCGCATGAACTTCCCCCGAGGCTTCCGAGTGCTTTGTTACAACTGCAACTGTGCGCGGGGCGCACGCGGGTACTGTCCTCACGAGCTGCGGCTCGAAGAGGAGATCGAGAGGGTAGCCATCTGAGTTTGCATGACTACTGGTGCCAGACCTGCGGGCAGGTCTCTGTCGATGTCAACGTGCCGATCGAGATCGGCGCGACGATGGGTGCGCCGACGCACTGCAATCGCCCGATGCGCTGGATGCCGCAGGTCGGCCGCATGGACGCATCGAGCGGTCCAGGCTTCACCGCCTTCGAGGCGCGCGACGGACAGAACAAGCCAGTCGTGGTCGACTCGCTGCACAAGATGCGGCAGATCGAACGGGAGAGCGAGCAGCACTACCGCAACGGCGAAGGCCAGCCGATCGTCTGGCGCCAGTACTCGAACGACAGCAGCAACAAGCACGTCCACGCGCTGCACCCGGGCTGGACCGGTGGCGAAGCGCCCGACCCGAACTGGGTGAAGAAGAACGCCGCCGGCCTGGCGCGCGACATGTCGGTCGCCGACCAGGACTACGGCCCAGGCGTCAGCGACAACACGCCCTCTGCCTTGTCGCACCTGAAGGAGTAGCTCGATGCCAGACACCTACAAGGACATCCGCGACGTCCTCGCCAGTTTCATCGGCGAGCGGCTGGTTGATGTCACGCAGGATGACCGCGACGAGCGCGACGAAGCCTCGCCCAACGCCGAGGTCTTTCTGCACTTCGGCAATGGGCAGACGTTGCACTTCTGGGTCAACGAGGTCACTGGCTTCGAGATCCTCGACGTGTCGGAGAAGGAGTAGCCATGCCCCCAGTGGAGATGCCCTGGCGCCCGATCCAGACCGCCCCAACCGACGGCAGTGACCTGCTGGGCCTCCGCGTCGACAACGGCCGGCAGCTGGTGATCCGCTGGGACAGCGTCACCAGCCAGTGGCTGGCGTGCAACACCGTCGTGGTGCGGCCCACGCATTGGAAGCCGTTGCCCGACCCCCCGGTCGCCGAGCTGAAGGAGGAGTGACGCTGTGGCCGACTTTAGTAGTTCCGGCGTGATTGGCCTACCCCCGACATCTGCCGAGCAGCTCCAGCACGGCGACCCGCGCGTCCTCGGCTGGCTGCGCGAGTGGATCCAGGAGGGCGATCTCATCAACCGCCAAGACCCGTCCTACGACCTGATCGGCCGCGCCCAGGACTACATCGTCGGCCAGCAGCTCTCCCAGGACCAGTGCCGCCTGAAGTACCTGCCGCAGATCGTCATCAACGAGACGCGCAAAGCGATGCAGGCGCATGTCTCGGCGATCACCGACCTCAAACCCGTCGCCGGGTGGAAGACCAATCCCGAGTACCAGGTCCAGGCGAACATGCTGAACCAGTACCTCATGGCCGAGTGGGTGACCACCATGATGGACCTGGATCTCGGCGACTGCGTCAAGTACTCCCTCGCCGGCGGCACCGGCGATCTCGTCGTCGACTGGGATCCGCACGTCCCGCTCGGCGGCGCGCACCAGCTGACCGCGCGCGACCCGCGCGACACGCTGCCGCTCCGCCCGTCCTTCGGCCGCAGCTCGCAGCTCTGGGAGGGCGTCGCCTTCCGCGAGGAGCACACCGTCAACGTCCTCCGGGGGATGTACCCGACGAAGGCGCACTTATTCAAGGCATCGCCGGACACGCTACTTACTCAGGTGATGGGGCGCTTCCGCACGGGTCTTAGCCGTCTCCTCTCCCCCGCCGACCCGCTCGACACCATCGCCTGGCCCGGCACCGCCTCCACGACCCGCAAGGCCCGCGCCGGCTCGATCGTCTGCTACCGCGCCTACTTCACCGATCGCACGCGCAATCTCACCGGCAAGCCGATCGTCATGGGCACGCCCGGGACCAACTGGGCCTACGTCGTCGAGCCGAACCAGCCGCTCTATCCGCGCAAGCGCCTGCTCGTCGCCACCGAGGACACGCTCATCTACGACGGCCCGAACACCTACTGGCACGGCATGTTCCCCTTCTGCCGCATGAAGCTCTGGTCGGTCCCCTGGCAGTTCCTCGGCATCCCGCTCTTCAACGACCTCCTGCCGCTCCAGGATGCGATCAACGACACCGTCCACGACATCCGCCTCGGGATGCGCCAGTGGGTCAACCCCGACATCACCTACAACCGCACGGCGGTCTCCGAAGCGACCATGAAGCTGATGGACCCGCGCCGGCCCGGCAAGCGGGTCAAGGTGATGCCCGGCTTTGGCGACCCGTGGAAGAAGGAAGACGGCCCCAACCCGGCGATCCTGCAGATGGGGATCGAGATGTGGGACAAGCTGACGCAGAAGTTCACCGACCTCTCGGGGACGGCGAACCTCTCCGCCCTCCTCCAGCTCCGGCAGATGCCCTCCGCCGACACCATCCAGAAGTACTACGACGCCCTCACGCCCGAGATCCGCAGCGAAGCCCGCCAGGTCGAACTGTTCCTCCGCGACTTCGCCGAGATGGTCAAGTCGAACTACTTCCAGTTCCTCAGCCACGCCAAGCGCGTGCAGATCCTCGGGCAGGGCGGCCAGATGCTCGACGACTTCGACTTCGACCCGGATATGTTCGTGCCGGCGCTCCTCCCCGGCCAACCCGGTTACACGCCGGAGCTGGACGCCAACACCACCTCGCGCGACCAGCGCGCGCAGTTCTTCCGCAAGCAGTTCATCTTCGTCGTCGCGCCCAACAGCGTCCTGGCGATGGACGCCCAGGAGCGCAAGATGATGCGCGTGCAGCTCGCCCGCCAGGGCTACTACGACTTCTGGAGCTTGCACGAGACCCTGGAGACCCCGAACGTCGGCGCCCCGCCAGCCATCCCGCTGCCGCCGATGTCCCCACCCCCCGCCGACGTCCTCCCGAACATGATCGCCCAGGTGCAGAACATGCCTGGCGCGGTCGGGATGATGGCGACCGGCGCGATGGGCGTGCCGCAGTACACCGACCCGGCGACCAACCGCACCTTCACGCTCGACCAGGCCTCCGGCCAGATTCTCGAAATCCGCGTCCCGATCACGGTGACCGAGCGGCTGCAGGCGCAGAACACCCTCGGCATCGGCCAGACGGTCAGCCCCGCCGGGCGGAAGGCCAGCGGCCAGGAGCCGCCGCAGCAAGAGGAGAAGTCGGATGGGCGCTCGACCATCACCGAAAGCTCGAAGTAGCAGGCAGCGGGCGACGAAGGCCGACCCGCGCGAGGAGCTGGCGGCGTGGGCGGAGGATGCCCAGGTCGAGCTGCTCTTCTTCGACCCGCCCGAGTACTTCGATCACGCCATCCTCGGCATCTGCACCGGCTACGGCCAGGAGCCGGCCGTCCTCTACGACCAGCAGAAGATCATCGGCGCGATGGCGGAAGACATGGGCTGGGAGCAGGCCGAGGAGTGGTTCGAGTTCAACACGATTGGCGCCTACCTCGGCCCGGCGACGCCGCGCTTTCTGACCAAGCCCTAGGGGGATCTAGACAAGCCTGAAATCTCCCCTGACGCTATTCGGCGTGCCCCTCTCCGAGTCCGGATCGAAAGTCCTCGCGTCGATGAAGACCAGCTATGGCCCGACCAAGGGCGAGCGGATCTTCTACGCCACCGCGAACAAGAAGCCGCAGCTCGGGGCGAAGTGGCACGGCCAGACCGGCGCACGCTCGGCGTCGCGGCCGATCACCAAGCGCTGAGATGCCCAGCCACAGCGGCGAGTCGTTCACCCAGATGCTCCGGCGCGTCGAGTCTCGCAGCGCCGGTCGAGCCGCGGAAGGAGCAGGCGCGATGCCCGGGAAACCCTTCGGTCGGAAAGACGACGACAGCAGCAGCGGCAAGGGCTTCGCGCCCGCGCAGAAATCGAACCTCGCGCCGCCCTTCAGCAAGAAGCGCAGCGGCAAGAAGGCGCGCAAGGGCTTCACGCCCGCCAGCCGTGCGCTCGCGGGGGGAGGCCGCTAATGGGCTTCCTCGGCGCGCTCAAAGGCCTCGGCGGCGCGATGGCGGGGGCCACCCCCGGTCTCGGCGCGCTCGCCAACAGCAAGGTCGGCAAGGTGGCGATGCCGGGTGTCGGCAAGATGCTCGGCGGCCCGAAGCCTCCAGCGGTAGGCGGCGCCCTCGGTAGCACGCCACTCGGCGTCGGCGCCAAGCCCGTCGGCTTCGCGGCTGGCGCGGCGGGTGATCCCGCGATGCAGCCCCGCCTCCTCACGCGGCAAACCCCGCAGCAGCAGAAATCCGTCAGCAAAGGTCGTTCTCTCCGCGGAGGTAAACGCTGATGTTTCCACCAGGTGGCGGCACCGCCGGCTTCCCCGGCCTCGGCCCCTCGCCCGGCGCCGGCGCGCTCGACGGCACGCCGCCGTCGCCGACGCCCATGTCCTCGCCGCCG